TATAAATTCCTTCTTGAACTTCATCAACCGTATACTCCATTAAGTGCCCCATGCGTTACGCCAGATATCAACTTGAAGACGTGGACTATATCTCCAACCCTTCTTCATAGCCATCTCAGCTACTGCTTGATAATTGGTAAAGTATAGATCAGCTGTACCGCCAACTGGCATCAGATATACTTCACCTCTGAGACCGTTATCTCTATACGCTTGAACAGCTTTCTCTATCTCGTACATATCTGTTTCTTTGTCAACGACAAATTTAAGATATACCTCACCGTATGCTTCATACTCGGCAACAATCTTTGGTTTGATAGCATCATCCCATGATTCACCAGATGGACTCAACTTAGCACTAACAGAGAATATAACTTCTGTATTGCCTTTGTTCTTTGTTCCATAGTTATACAGGTACATCTTGAAGTCCTCAGTCAACTGCTGAGTACCATTAGTCTCAAAAGTTAATGACTTCAGACTTATCATACTTTCATTCGATAGAAGATCCTCATATGATCTTTGCCATCCAAGTAGTGGCTCACCACCAGTAATGATAAGATGTTCATTGATCCATTTCTTGTTAGGGAGCATACCCAGGATAGAATTAACTATACTATCTGTCTCGATAACAGGGGATAGATGCTTGAATCTAGGATCCCAGCTAGCATATGAGTCACAGCCAGTATTAACAAGTGGAAGGCTATTATACGTTTTATACTGCTGGATACTATTAGCAATGACATCACGCTCTACCGATACCATTCCATTCTTCATACCAAACCCACTACAGGTAAAGTTACATCCAAAAGTACGAAGGAATACACTTGGTACTCCAACATACTTACCCTCACCTTGTAAGCTATAGAATAGCTCAGCTACTTTAATTTTGCTCATATTCAGGCACCTTATAAGATTTTGTTCGTTTGTTCTTCTGTCTCATTGCTTGGTCAAAATGAAACTTATTAGCTTTATGTGTAAAGTTAACTCCATCTAAGTGATCCATCTCGTGGAGTACACATCGTGCTGATATACCAGTAAACTTATCAGTATGAGCTTCACCGTGAGAATCCATATAACGGATACGTACCAGCATTGGACGTTTAATCTTAATGAATAAGTTAGGGTAAGAAAGACAACCTTCCTCTAACATAACTTCCTTTTCACTAACATCCGCAATAGTGGGGTTGAACATAACCTTAGTTGGGTTAGACCATAATACAAATACTCGATAAGGTAATCCACACTGATTAGCTGATAAACCAATACCCTTATAGTGGATCATAGTCTCAATAAGGTTGTTAGCAAGCTCATGAGGATTGATTGGAGGTTTGTTGAAATCAAATCTCTCTAGCTTTGTACTAAGCATTGGGTGGGTAGTAGGTACTAGATCATATATCATTATTTCACCATCTGACTAAAGTTTTTAACTTTCTGGAATTTGATCACTGAATGGAATTTATCAAAGAGTTGATCACCTTTGTGAGATATTATAAACAAGTTTGTATCAGCAGTCAACGTATTAATGATCTTTAAGAACTCTTCCGTACCGCTATTATCTAATGAACTATCAAACACTTCATCCATTATCAAAAGGTTGGTAGAAGCAGAGTTACGGAGTTTACTGATTGATCTCCATGTGAACAGGAGTGCCAAGTCAATACGCATCTTCTCACCTTCTGAGAAAGACTCGTAACTGAAATCATCTCTATGTCTTGATTTGATAGTCTCTTCGAAATTCTCGTTCAAATCAAAGTTAACAAAGAAGTCCATTGCAGCCAAGTATTTGTTAACAAGTTTATTTATTACAGGAATATATTGTTTAATGATCTTAGTCTTAACACCAGAGTCCTTCAATAATACAGCAGCTACATCTAGTACTGCCTTATCTTTCAATAACTCCTCTTTAGTATTGACATTACTCTTCAATGAACGCTTGAGCGTATCCATCTCTTCACTATCAATACCGATTGCAGTACCTTTTTGTTTTAACTGATCTATCTCTGTTTTGATAAGAGACAGTGTATTCTCATATATTTGAATCTGGGTACGATAGTTGAGAGCAGTTACACGTTTTTCAGATAACTGATCATTGACCTCATCTATCTCTAAGATCCTGGAACTAATGACCTGCTGTTGATTAACAATATCATCTTTAGCAGTGACTAGCTGAGTAAGCATAGCCATCTTCTCGTCAATGGATTTATCCTTAAAGACTTGCTCTATAGCTTGTCTGCATGTAGGGCAGTCGTCGTTATTGTTGAAGAACTCTATCTCACCTTCAACCTTCTTTATCTTCGCATCTGCTATTTCGTACAACCGTTCTATCTTCTTTAGTTTTATATGTACTTGAGCACTATCTGCAATTGTACTCTCCATGGTTGATATGATAGAGTTAATCTCACCTAGAGTATCCAATGCTATTTGTAGATTACCACCAACCTCGACTGACTGAGCAGTCTTATTAGCAATGACTGCTTCGTTGTTCTGAAGCATGGACTCAGCTAGTCTTTTTTGTAGTTCGATCTTCTCTGCAAGAAGTTTCAACTCGTAATTGACACTAGTAATCTCTTCTTTGTTGAGTTGCACCTTCTCTTTAAGAATACTGTTCATTGTAGAGAAGATCTGAATGTCTAAAAGATCCTCAATGATCTCTCTACGATGAGCAGCAGGGAGTTGCATGAATGGAGTAAACGATGCACTACCAAGCATGACGATCTGAGAGAATGATTTGAAGTTTAGCTTGAGTATATTCTTCTCAAGCATCTCTTGATACTCTCTTACATCGGAAGTCTGGTTCAGCATATTACCATCTACGATAATATCGAACACACTTGGTTTCTGACCTCTACGTACTAGATATTGTTTTGAGCCAATAGAGAACTCGATCTCAACCAACATACCCTTCTTGTTGATTGAATTGATCAGCTGTGATTTGTTAATCTTTCGAAATGGCTTAGCAAATAGGGCAAAGCAAATGGCATCAAGAATAGTACTCTTACCAGCACCATTCTCTCCAACTATAAGCGTTGATCTCGACTTCTGAAAGTTAACTTCGGTCCAAACATCACCAGTAGATAGAATATTCTTCCATCTAATCTTTGAAAATAAAATCATATTATGTGGATTCTATATTGATCGCCTCATTATACAGATTTCTTAGCAGGTTGTCAAGTCTTTTCTTATCGGCAGTAGTATCTAACTGCTCGCAAAACTTGGACAGGATGGTCATTGTATCTTCAGCACTTTCAATGATATCATCATCATCCTGAAGATCCATATGCATATGATCGTCAACAACTTGAAGATCAGCAATACCAGCTTTCTCTAACTTATCAATTAGCATATCGAATTGAAGTGGGTTATCTCTACTTTGTACTATGACCTTAACAAAGCAGTCTTTCAAGTGATCGTATTCCGCAACCTTATACTCGTTGTTGTAGAATACTTTATGAAACATTCTACTAGGGTTCTGGATGAACTCTAATTCTCTTGTTTCTGTGTCGAAGATGTGGAACCCTCTTGGATCTTCATAATCAGCCCACGTAAGCTCATAAGGATTACCGAGATAGTGAATATTCCCAGAGCTTGAACGATGATGAAAATGACCAGTACACACAAGATCAAATCGGTTAAATATATTTGCATCAAATCCATGATCATTTACTTGTCCTTTATACATTTGAAAACCAGCTAGTTCAAGATGACCAAAGCATACCTGTGCAGGTGTACTTTGAATCAAGTCCATTACTTGCTGGTAATTGTCAGCGCATATCCATGGTAGCATTAGTATATCTAAGCCATCATATCTATACGTATCCGGTTGGTCGACTACAGTAATGTTATCGTAATCGTTTAATAAAAGTGAGGGGGAGTTGACTTCGTTGGTGTTCTTGTAGAAGACATCGTGATTACCGACGATAACATCAATTTCAATACCTCTACCATAAAGAGGATCAAAAAAATACTTCCTACAATTACTGAGAGTGAGATAATTAATATACTTGCGACGATCGAACATATCGCCAAGATGAATAACGCTGCGTACATCTCGCTCGTCGAGTGTTCTGATGAAAGTGTCTTTGTAGAATTTCTCAAAATGTTTATCGAATGCTGCATGGTCCCCTCTTGCCCCAAAGTGGGTGTCTGTTATCAATGCTATTTTCATTATTCCTCAATGAATTTATCAATACCAATCTTTTCCTGTGGTTTACGTTTCTTTTCTAAGTTTTCTTCGAATGATTTGACAAAGTCACTCATCTTCTCGTTATCAAACATATTAGTCATCACAACACCTTCACTATCATCACCATCCTGTAAATTAAATAACTCATCAGCAATAGAGGACTGCATATACACTTGGTGTTTGATGTAGAGGTGCTTCTTCTCTTTCTGTATCCTTCTTAGGAATGCAAAGTATATGATCTGTGTAAAGTATGCAAAAGGATTGGTAGACTTTTCTGGATCAAAATTATCAATATACATGATACAGTTTTCAATACCGTCTGCAATCATTTCATCTTTATATGAGTAGTTAATAAAGTTTGGTTTGGTTGCTAAACGGTTTGCAATGAGAAGTATACATTCACCAAGATAGTTTGGTAGTATTGGTTTAGGCTTACCTTCAGCAACAGCAGCTTTAACAGTCTCCTTATGCTTCTTTATTGCTTCATAAAAAGTTTTATTATCAATGTAGTTTGTAGCCATATTAATGCATCTTATTGTTAGGATTCAGTTTTTCAAGCATCGCAGCAAGCATATCAGCAGAGCTCTCTTGATCTAGTGCTTCTAGTTTAACGATGTTATCTAGTTCATCATCAATACTCTCGTCTACCTCAGTGATATATGTTTCTAGAGTTGATGTGTAGTAGCTAGCCATGGATGATCTTGCATCCATTACGTGGAGTAGGTGGTCTCTATTAAATGCAATCTGCCTCTTATCTGCAAAGGGCATATATCTTAATAAGCCAATTATTGGTCTATCGTTACTGGGAGAGAAAATATAGTTAATCGTAAAGGGGTTATCAACAATCACTTCTTTATTAGTTTCGTGAGCAAATGTTCCTATAATCTCTACGTTATTTTGAAGTTTTATTATTTTTACCATTTCATCCCTTGAGGTCTATTGAAAATGTTTTGTATTCAAACTTCTCTTCATTATATATCTTGATACGTTCAACAAAATGATTCAGAGTAAAATTACGTCTTTGTTTCCACTGTAGATCATCAGCTATGTCGATAAGGACGGCTTTATCCTTTCTACTTCCCTTTCGTAGTCCACGTCCGATGGATTGGAGATTTCTAATTCGTGACTTTGAAGGTGAAGCGAAAATGATATTGTGCAGGTTCGTAATGTTGACACCAGTAGAAAAAGTACCGTAAGAAGCAACAATAATCGAATCAGTTTCCAATTCCACAGCTCTTCTAATAGCATCTCTATCCTCACCAGACATCGTACCAGAAACGAAGTAGACTTTTCTATCACCTGCCTTATCCTTAATAAGATCGTATATTGCTTTTCCATGTTTGTCAACATATTGATATAAAATTAATGTATTGCCTTTAAGAGTCAGGGCTAGATTGCGTATAAACTTATTTCTAGGAGTATGATTAATTAAGAACTCAATCTCATTCCTATACGGTGCAGCTTTGTTCAAGTTCCTGTAGTAATCATCGTACTTGAGCATCACAGCCTTAATCTTAAACTCAGATAGGTACTTCTGCTCAATCAATTCTGCTGTGGTGATTACTTTCTTTACAGTACCAAATAATCCTTCAAGTACTAGCTTATGTGTTTGAGAGCCATCTAGCGTACCTGTAAAGCCAAACCTATACTTGCAGTCCATTAGGTTCTGCATAATTGTTGTAAGGGACTTAGCTTTAAATAAATGAGCCTCATCCCCAATCACAACATCAAACTGTTGAAACCATTTACGAGGTTGAGTGTATATTGATTGCCATGTTGATATGTATATTTGCTTATCAGTGTCTTTCTCCTGACCAGAGAATATCTGATGACAGTGTGATTCAGAATCAAACCCATACTCTTCGAAGTCGCCGTACATTTGATGTACTAAAGTAGTAGTTGGTACAATCAGTAGAGTCTTTAATCCATAGTATCTACAGATCAAGTAAATCATTAACGACTTACCAGATGCTGTAGGAGATAGTAGCAACGCTCTTCTTTTTCTTATTGCATAGAGGAACGTTGATAACTGATAGTCCCTTGGTTCTTTCGTGAGCTTGATATTCTTAAAGAAATCATCAAGATCTATCTCACCTGTATCATCCTCGAAATCCGATAATAACTCAACGGGGTAGTTGTTTTGATTTGCAAAATCTTTGATATATTCTATCAGGCCAGCATATATGTGATGAGTGCCAGAGTTGAATAATCGAATCTTACCGTCCCATCTTTTATTTTTAACAGAAGGAATAAAACGAGCACCGGGTACTTCAAATGTAAAATAGTTACTCAGTTCCTGAGCAATACTATCTTCACAGTGTACCTTAACATAGGTCTCATTGTATCGTTCTATTTGTATCATAAGCCCATTTTAAACTTTTCCCACTCTACAGCGTTCTTAATTAGATAGCCACGATTGTTGAGAGTACGGATAATGTTTTCGATAATTTCGATCTTATCTTCTGTAAGTGTAATTCTTTGTTGTATTGTTTGCAGGTCTTCATCAGATTCCAAGTACATTGGAATATCTGATTTGAGTATCTTTAGTGGTTGCGGATCCCACTTGTATTCTTTAAGATATTCTTCAGGTAGAATACCCTGATAATATTGATGCTTGAGTTTATATAGCTTCTTGAAATCACCATTCAGCTTCGTATGCAAAGCCTTGGCCATGTAGAATTCTTTTAAATACTTAGAGTGTAGCTGAGGAATACGGAGAGACTCTTTGCCAAGCTCGGTCTTATCAATCTCACTATCCTTTTCCCATTCAACTATTAGATCATCTGTTTTCATACAGTCCTCCGATAATGAACTGTATTGTACAGCAATGAAAGCTATAAGTCAACTATACTCTGTTTATAGTGTAGTTTACATACTCAAAAGTTACTGATGATTCGAGATATGCAACGTCACTGGCTGTTGTAACAAAGTTCAACTCACCTAGCGATATAGGAAACGCATCTCTAAAAGTTACTTCTATGTTAGGATTCTTTGAACTTGTCATAACCATTAACTTAACATCAGAGCGGATTGCAGCTGTTGGATCTGACTTTAGACTATTATCTATAGAGTAGGTCTTACCATGCTCACCAGGGGTCAGTGTAGCAGGACCAGCAATACTGTATATCCAGTTCCATATTTCCATGTAGTTAGTTAGATCTTCATCCACCATAAAAGATACACTGAGAGGAGAGTAATTTAAATGGTCTCCAGGTAGTGGGATCTTTACGAATGGTGTTTGATAGTCAACGGAGCCAACAAACGTAAGGCCTGGTATAGAGGCTGTTTGAAGGAAGTAGTTAAGCATAGGAGCTCTTTGCAGAACTAACCTAAAGTTATTGGGGGATAGAAAGTTTCTATTTGTTGGGGTGTTTTGAAGGGCGCTCATAGTATATCCTTTTTTACTATTTATCCAAACAAAAAGAGAGGACCCGAAGGTCCTCTCAAAATTACTGCTATGTTATATTGTAATTTTTATATTCAAATTACATTAGATTGTCGATCAGGACTCTGCGATAGTAAACGTTGCTATCTTTTGTGAGAGCGCCTGAACCAGCTGTAGAACCTTCTGCGAATGGGTTTGCAACCATTCCGTAACGGGTCTTGAAGCCAATCTTTGGTTGGAAGCTGTCAGGATCAACAGCACGAACCATCTGTAAAGGAACATATGGGCAGTAGAACAAGCCAGCGTCGAATGCAGAAGCACCCTTATAGCCAACTACCAAGTAGTTACCTGTTGCATATGGATCGATATAAACACGGATACGACCGTTCAATACGCCAGCAAAAGTATTGCCAGTGTCATCAACATTCAAGTTGTTGCTATTTAAAGCAGGAGCGTAATCAAGAACACCAGCCATCTGAAGTGCAGAAGCAACGTCAGAAGAACAGATGATCATGTTACCTTTACCACGACGAGTAGCCTTGGCGATTTGGTTAGCTTCACGCTCAACTTGGAACATTAAGCCCTTGAACTTCTCAACAGACCAACGGCCGTTTGAGTCAGTATCTAAGTCGAAACGACCAACTGTTGTTGTGTTTTCTGAAGCACCTCTGGTAGCTGTAACGTTGATTGTACGAACAACTTCACGGTTGATCTCAGCAAGGATCTCAGCCGATAAAATGTTTGACAATTCTGTTTCAGCGTCAAGACCGTGGATTGCTTTCAAGTCTTGTGCGAGTTCCATTGAGTACTCAGCCTTTAAAGCACGGGACTTAGCTGTTACAGTTACTTTCTCGATTGAGAAAGCCATTTCAGCAAATGCTACGTTACTTGCAGTTCCTAAACCTTCTGCTTGAGCAGTAGACATACCAGAACCGAAGTTATAGATACCAGCTTCTGCAACGTTAGCAGTACCAGTTGTTGTGTTACCAGGAACACCACCAACATGCTTCTGACCCAATGTATTAGCACCGGTAACTACAGAAGAGAATGATGTGTTAACTTCATTGTAGAAGTTCTCAACACCACTGTTGGAGCTGTTGCTGTACTTGGAGCGCATTGCGAAGATCAAACCGGTAGGACCAGTCATTGGCTGAACGCCGCAGATGTCATAAGCGATAAGATTAGGCATTGCACGACGAACTAAAGAGATCAAAACTGGATCGAAAGTATCGATATCAGCGCCGGTCTGGTTAGCAGGTGCAGCTTCTGTTAAAGTTTGTGGAACATATTGATTAGCTTCGCGAAGTGCTCTTTCTGTGTTCTCGAGAACAACAGCTGTTACGCTTCTACGATGCTGGTCTTTAATAGGTGCCAAATCTGGATGAGCCAGAATCGGATCCCATTTGTTTTGTAATTCTTCAGCTAACATCATTTTTACTTCTCCTTACGAGGGTTAATAGAACTTTATTATTTATGCTTTGTTTGTTCTTGCGATAGAAGAAAAATAACGCTTGATATTACCGTCTTGGAAAGAAACTTGGGTTTCTTCGCTCAGGTCATTGTTACCAATTGCGCTGTCTTCTTCTGAGTACTGGTTTGCTGGTTGTACTGCTGGGAAATAGTTTTCCTTAACCAGTAACAACTTTTGATGATATGTATCTGCACTGTCAAAGTCAATACCTTCAGCTAACTGACGAAGTCTTTCAACTTGGGTCAAAGCTAAGCCTTCAGCTACTTGATTGAAAATCTCGTGTTGAGCAAAACCATCGATTGATTTAGCCAGTTCGATGTTCTCAGTGATTTGAGCATTTAACTTATCTTCCAACTCTTCTACCTTATTAGTAAGAGCAGACAATACATCTAACTTGTCTTCTGGGATCTCGATATAGTTTTCAGCAAAAAGATTCTTTAAACCATCCATGAAATCTTCTGTGATTTCTGAGCGTAAAGAAGCTTCGATAGCAACTTCGTTCTCTTTCATCCACTGCTCTACACAGTAGTTCAGATAGTCATCTAATTTTGAAGATAACTCTTCTGCGATTTCTTGAACAGACTCTTCTAATCTTTCTGCATATGCTTCTTCAATAGCAGCTACTTCGTCTTGAACGCGAGCATGGATAGCTGCTTCAAAAATTGTAGTTGCTTTTTCTCTGAAGTCTTCGGAGAGATCTTCTCCGTTAAACATTGCGTCGATGTGTTCTTTCATTGCTACCGATGCCTTATTCTTAGCTGACATATCTCCTGTTGGAGCTGTGTTATTTTCTGGATTTGTATCTTGCTGGCCATTCTGATCAGCATCGATAGTTTGTGGGTTCATGTCACCCTGTTGTTTTGAATTAGGTAGTGTGGCTTTCTTGTTGGAAGCACTTGGTACCATTGATACACCAGTCTGTCCACCACCCACTGATAATTCATCTAATTGTTTTCTTGCCATTTTCTTTACTCCTTAAAAGTATCTTTATTATTTATATTTTAAAAATTTACAGTGAGCGGATAAATTCCTGGAATACAAGAATTTTCTGTTCTTCGAGGTTCTTACTTGAGGTTTTTTGAATAGTTTTCTTCATCTCTTCCAGCTTCTGAGCTTTAAGAATACCGTTATCCCAAACCCACTCAACACCTTCCATGATACCTCGTACAAATGCATCTGGTGCTGATGGATCAGCTACAATGTCAGCTGCAGTTGCTAAATGGAAATCATCCTGTACTTCATTAATACCTTCGTTATTAGCTCTCAGTGAACCCATGCCTCTTGAAGATACTCCAAGGTTAGCACCTTCGCTCATAAGATTCTTAACAATGTTACCGTAAGGAGTATCCATGATCTTTGCTTTACCAACAAAGTTAGAACCCTCTTTTACAAGTGATTTGATCATGTGAGAAACTCTATCTAGGTTGATGCTAGGACCCTGTGGGTGACCTAATTCACCAAACGCTCTATTCTCTTTGATGTATTCTCTGTTGTATCTCTCTACTTCCTTTTCGAGGATATTGCTTCTATACATTCTACCATTGCGGTTTGGAATGTCAGCTTGCATAAAGATACCTTCGATGAAAAAGCTTTTCTTACCTTCTTTTTCTTCTACAAGGAATTTTATACTCTCATTAACTTCACAGATGAGTTTCATTTGTGTTCCTCTTAATACTGGCTAGTAAATGTTGATACTTTTTGGAAATCGATGATTACAGTTGCATTTGCAGATGTCGAAGTAACAGCAATATCAGCAGCAGGGTCAATCTGGATAGCTGCTCCACTGCCAGCAAAATCCATATAACCAGTTGAGCTTGTAATCAGAATAGTATTGGATCCACGAGCTACCTTTGTGTAGCCTGTATCTGTTCCATACCATATTTGATTAACATGCATACCGGTAACTGTTTCAGTTGCATCTACATTAGCTGATGCTACAGTCATCGTTGTGTTTGATGTGAAAAGAACTACCATCTTTCCACCTTTTTGATTTGAAAGTGTTCTACTCGCCATAATGGAGCTCCAACTGTTCTAAGAAGTTCTCTAACTGCTCTGGATCATTTTCCAAGATGTCTTCGAATATTTCTTTATTTTCTTCTGATAGGTTATCGTATATGATAGCAAGAAGATCAGAAATCTCTGTATCTTCATCTAAATCAATTGACTCACCAAGCTTCATTGGCTTACTGTAATCGTTAGCACGTAGAACATCGTCGTGTAGATCAGATAAACGTCTATTGATATCTTTAATACGCTCTACATGATGCCAACCTGCTTCACCTTTATTCATGTTCTTCTTGTCAGTAATCATATCATAGTGGCTAGATAAAGCCTTTGTGATACCTTTGATAGATTTGGCAGCATCTTCATGATTCCTTTGGAATACTAAGTGAGCGTTTTCAGCCTCATCTAATTCAATACCCTCTTTCATATTATCTTTGCTGTATTTTCTATCACGCTTGTCAGCATCATTGAACATAATGTCGTGAGCCATCACAACACCAGTCTTTCTTTTCTTTGGTAGATCTTTAAAAGAACCACCATGCTTAGCTTTAACTTTATCCAAATAGCTACGAGCTGTACCAGCTGATATCTCATCTAACTCTTCAACTTCTTCAGCAACCTTCTTAGCACTTGCTGTTGCAATTGCCATCTTCTTAGCCATTGGCATATCAGGATTTGATTTCTCAATACCCTTAGCAATACGCTCACGAGCTTTCATCTCTGCTGGAGTCAACTTCTTTTCGTTGAGGTGTTTGATCTTTGCGCCCATCTCTTCAGCATCATCCAGATCGTTATCAGATAGATGTTCACCTACTTTGATACCGTCTTCGAGATGTTTACCTACCATGTGAACTTTGTATTTGGTTTTACCATCTACTTTAACAGGCTTGACATGAAGAGCCATTGCGTGAACAGCCTCGTATACAGCTTCGTCATCTCCTGGATTGTATCCATGCTCAGGTGAACGATCCACTGTCTTGATATTTGTAGCATTGAACAACTTATCATCCTGGGTAGCCTTGTCATCTAACTTAGACTTTGCGGTGATATGTTTGTCTTTAAAACGCTTTTCATCTTTCGATCTAGGAGCGAAAGTGTCAAGCATAGTTTTAAGAGTTTTGGCCATCTTCTGTATCCTCTTCGGTGTAATCTTCGTCGCTATAGAATTCTGGTTCCTGTTGAGGATTAAAGAATTGTTGAGCAACTTCTACTTTTTTCTGTTGAATAGAATCAAACACTCTACCCATCATTAATTCATTAAATACATCTTGTACCTTCGCTGGTTGACCAGCATAAGCGTAACGTACAAGATCACTCACTTCATGTTGTTGTGTATCGACTTCCATTGTTACTCCTATTTATTATTGCGGTGGCATTGGTGGAGGAGGTGGATGGTAAATTGGATTCTGTAACTCTACTGCTATATCAGCATCCATCTTTAACTTATCCTCGTCACTTTGTTTAAAGATATTCATTCTTACCCAGTCATTGGAGTAGTATTTACCAATGAAAGGAGCGAGCTGATTTGCTAAACCAATTCTAGCATTCATCACATCAGTCTCTTTCAATTCCTCATAATAATTATCTTTAGAATAATCAAACTTGATGTTTTGAGAAATTGTCTTCCAATCATCAACTGTCACTACACCTTTTAATACCAACTGCTTCTCTAAGCATTTCAAGAAAAGCTGAGAAAACTTTGTTCTCATTCTATTGACAAACTTAGAGAACTTTACTTCATCTCTAGTTATTTCCGTTGCTCTACCAATAGAATATGTTTGTTCTGATTGCAAACGAGTTACAGGGACGTTGAGAGATTGATATAGCTTTCTTTGGAAGTATTCTACATCTTCCATCTTACCAAGATTCTCACCACCAGGTAGTGTTGTAATCTCTGTACCCTTACCACCTTCACGACGAGGAAGCCAATAGTCCTCTAACATCGTCATGAATTTTCTGTCGTCTCTCACTTCACCGGTCGATGCGTCATAAACAAGCCGATTCTTATGACGGACCATCATATCTCGAAGATACTGCTCGGCTTTCATCTTCGGTAGATTACCTACGTCAATATAAAATATTCTTCTTTCAGGAGCGCGTGAGATTCTGTAAATGACAGTAGCATCCTCAAGCACTCTTAATTGATTAAGTGGTTTAATTGCCTTATGCAGGTAGGAAAGGACCATGGCCCCATTCGTATCCATTAGTCCTGATGTACAATGGACAATTGCATCCTTAGCAATTTTTAAACCTGTTGCAGAGTAAGATGTTGCACCGCTACCAATACCTTGGGCATTATAGCCCTTCTCATTGTATATAAAATATTCTTTGGTAGTTTGAGCAATCACAGCATTTGTTTTTTCGTGCTTTCTCTTTTTACTCTCTCTGACTTTTCTGATCTTTCTCGGATCAATCTGTCTCAATTCTTTTATACCCATCGATGGATTCTTATCATCGATGATTACATGGTAGTACAATCTACCATCAATATACCATCTTCTAAAAATCTCATAAGCCTTACTTTCAAAATCTAGTAAGCTCTTTATGTTATTGAATTCTGTAATGATAGTCTGCTTTACAGTATCAGAATACTCTAGCCCTTCAAGATTCAACTCAACAACCTTTTCATCTACTTCATGAATGATTGCTTCATTGACGATCTCTTCAACAGCACGATCTATATCGGCTGTGATAGCCATATCCCTATAACGGGTAACTAGCTCTGCTTCGGTTCTGGCAGTGCCCTCTAAATCTACGTAAGTACCATAAGCACCACCGGCAGCAACAACTACTGCACCATCATCTGGTTGCTCAGGAGCAAACGATGCTAGTGGTTCTTCAGGTACAGCTTTTTTAAACTCAAATCCAAACAAACTGGCCATATTATCCTCTTGTTAGAAGAGGGGCTACTGCCCCTCCCTTATCATTCCCAGTAGTCGTAAGACCAACCAATAGTATAAGTCTCAATCTGGTCTGCTGAACCCCAATCCAAACCGATCTCACTAACAACTGTTGGGAAACATCCAACTAGCTTGACGATCTTGAGTGGTGGTCCTTTTTTAGAATATTGCGTTACTGTCAAATCTACTTTATACTCACCAGGAAACGCTCTAAAGTTAGTCGTTCTCTGGTTGATAATGTCGATCCAGTTTTCAACAGCATTTCTGATGATGAAACCTTCGTCATTCATTACAGTCGTTGACCAATCGCCATACGATCTTTCACCTGCAATCTTAATATTTCTACCGCCGTAAGGAATAGTAATAGTACCAACTTGTGAGGATGGTAAGCTAGCAGATTGAACTAGGAAAGCGCCGAATGGTAGGATTGGAGCGATACCAGGTGGTGAAGATAAGAACACCTGGAATAGCGATGGTCTTGCAAAGTCGGTAGTACTAACTAGCGACTTGAAAGCATTAATATTGAAAGCCATTTATAATTCTCCTTAATTAAAACTTACCAACTACTTCATCAAACGCTACACCTGTTCTAACAGCAACAAAGTTGAGCTGGATAAAGTTGATGGATTTGGCTGGCTTTACGTATATATCTCCTACAAATTCATTCCTGTCAATTACTTCGCCAGTGTTATTTGTATCATCGCAAACTACTCTATAATCGTAAATACCGCGGCGACCTTGAACATCTCTTAGGAAAGGCTCTACTAATGCTACAAACTGAGCTCTTGTAAACTCGTCGTTAAATTCAAACAGAGAGAACTTGGCAGCTGTTGCAATTGCCTTTTCTAATACAATAAACAATCTACGAACATTGATACGATCGAAGGCACTAGGTTTAGCCAGAGCAGTTTTATCACCAAACAGGATTGTTCCTTGACCTGGGAATGAAACTACTGGGTTTACACCGTTCTTGTACAATAGATCTCTATCAGCTTTATCAGGATTATATGCCAGCTTAACTAAATTCTTAATCTGACCACGATTGAAACCAGCTGGAGAATACCATGGATCTCTTGACGAGTCTGTGCTTACACATAGACCACCAATATCACCATTCAATGGTACCCAACGGAATATATCGTTATACTTGTCGTATTGATATTTGTATCCAGAATCAATTACGAGATATGAAGAAGATCTTAGTGAATTTCTGAAATCAACTACATCTTGAGCTTCATCAAGACCAGTATTATTTACCACGTCAGCCTTATCAGGAGAGCAGAGAACGATACAGTCTTTACGAACTTCAGCGATGTTGTCTACTAGATAGTTTGCTATCTGCTCACCGTTAGTACCACCTTTTGACTTACCGGTCAATAATAAGGAGATATCTACATCTTCAGAAGAAGCAAATAAATCATATGCAGCCAATGTTGTATTGATTGGAGTATCGACTTCACTATCACCATCTTGACCTTGATTGAAAGAAAGGTACAAAGGGATTGTATTGATAGAAGCAATGTTCAATGCTGTATTAGATACAGAGCCTGAACGATCATTAGCCCACCAAACATATCTACTATTCTGATTGATAACGGTCTTATAGTAGTTAGTTTCACCGTCTGGCGTCTTTGCATCAGTAGCTCTTGATAACGCTTTGTAGACTTCTAGGATTGTTCCTGGAACGCCAGTAAACTTACCATCTTCATCTGCAACAACAATATGCATCTCATCCACGGCTGTTGTATTGCCTTGGGACGACTGATAAGGAGATATACCTGGAGCAACATCAACTGCATTGAAGTATTCCCAATATCTACTGATAGAGGCTGAAGTGACATTAGCAGCTAACTTGTAGGTGTTGTCACAGCTGATCGAGAAGTATCTGTGGCTAGCATTGGCAAATGAAGAATTTGTACCCATTGCTGTAGGTACACCAGTAATTCTCATGAATTGCTTACCAATTGAATTATTACCTACCTCGATAATATCATCTACTTGTAGTTGAGCAAGGATTGCATTAAGACGTGTATTAGCTTGTTCTAATAGTGTACCGTCACCAGCACTGGTATTAGATACAGAAACTACTAGTGTGTTAGAGCCAACAGAAGCTGAAATTATTCCGCTTGAAAGGTTGGCGTCGCCACCTTCAATATTGATAGATAAGTTATATGCATTTGCACTATCGCATACGGATATCTTTAAAGAGTTACCTAACTCACCAGGATACTTAGCAATATAAAGAACGTCTGTGTCAACTGCTGTGTTGACTTGTTCATATGTATCCTCACTTTTAACTACAAATACCTGAGCGTTAACTACAGAACCGGTATTTGCAATAGCGGAAATTACGCCATTGGCAACACTTGTTGTGTTAGCTGCTCTAACAACATACAGTGAATTACCGTACGCTAAGAAGTTTGCAGCTGTGAAAAAGGTTTCAGGGTTATGATTGGTTGGTTTACCAAAAGTATTGACTAGTTCAATTTCAGAACCAATTAACATTCTTTGACCAACAGGACCCCATCTGAAAACACCAGCAACAGCACCAACGGATGTTGATACGGCTGGGACGACTGTTGTTAAGTCGATTTCTGATACATTTACGCCAGGACTAACTTGAAATGCCATTTTATTCTCCTAAAGACTAGAGTTTCTTTTTATTTATAATATTACTAATCTCCACTAGGTTGTCATGAATTTCGTGAAGTCATCGACGGTTATTATAGCTTGTTCTTCCACAGCTTGGCCATCGTAAATTATTCCAAACGGTGTGATTTCTTCATCTAGGTACTTCTGTCTTTCTTCCACAAGTCTTTTTCTAATATCAGAATTTGTAAGTTCCTTGATAAAGGTCTGAGTCATAATCCAACCAAATAAAACTCCACACATCGCAAGGTCATCGTTACCGTCCTCTGCTTCATAGGACTGACCATTACTTACAAATCTATAAAGTTCTGAAATAAGATCTATATCATTCAGAAGAATCTTATCATTTTCTACTAGAGCCTTGAAGTTTTGACAACCAACCTTCTTCGTAGACTTTGTTGTTCTTACACCTTTAACAGCAGTGCCACCAAATCCTTGTGAAACACCAACTGATCCTTTTGGATCCTTTGCTGTGTAAATGATGTTTTCATACTCTAAATCTTCATGAAGTATATCTGCTACCTGCTGACCAATATCATTGGTCTCTATCAATACATGAGCGTTAAAGTATTTTGTTGCAATGTTATAAATTACCTCAGGGTATAATAATGGTGATATATTATTATTCCTGTAGGTGGCCACTACTTGATACGGCGCTTCTGATATATCATACACTATAAAGGCTGAGAAGTCACCTCCTAAACCTCTTGACACATCAACTGTTATCATGTATAAT